TGCCTATGAAGCAGGTGACCCTGACGCATTACTTGCTGCTCAAGAGCAGCTTAACGTCCTCCAAAACGAAAAAGTTCGTTACGATAACTATAAGCCTCAACCGCAGCGTGCTGAACCTGCACCGCAGCCTCAGTACGAAGCACCAGCAGCACAGCCACCTAAGCCTGATAAACGTGCTATGGAGTGGGCCAGCAGGAACGAATGGTTTGAGAAAGACCCTGAGATGACAGGGTATGCTTACGGTCTTCATGAGAAGCTCGTGAAAAGCGGTATTGATCCAAGAACGGAAGAATACTACAATGAGTTAGACACTGCGGTTCGCCGCGTGTTCCCAGATAAGTTTGGCGATGAGATTATTGAGGAATCTGCACCTCAACGCCAAGCGGGTAACGTAGTCGCCCCTGCCGCTCGTAGCGGTAAAAGACCACGCAAAGTGCAACTGACCTCAACGCAGGTTTCTCTCGCCAAGAGACTTGGTCTGTCAAATGAACAATATGCGGCGCAATTGATGAAGGAAATGAAATAATGTCGAATAGGAACTCACGCACTACAGAGACCCGCGAGTCGGGTCAACGCAAGGTGTCATGGCAGAGACCGTCAATGTTACCAACCCCCGAACCCAGACCCGGTATTGAGTACCGCTGGATTCGCACCGCTACTCTTGGGAAAAATGATAACACCAACGTCTCTTCTAAATTTCGTGAGGGATGGACACCCGTTCGTTCAGAAGATCATCCAAACCTTCAAGTTGTGTCTGATATCGAGTCTCGATTTACAGACAACATAGAGGTCGGTGGATTACTGCTTTGTCAGAACTCAACCGAAAACGTGCAAGCTCGCCGTGAAGCCCAGCTAGATCAGGCCCAAAACCAGATGAGTGCTGTGGACAATAGCTACTTGCGCAATTCAGACCCGCGTATGCCCGTACTAGACCCAGAACGGTCAACGCGATCATCATTCGGCAAGTAACCTGAAGGGGGAGCTTGTCTAACTTAAATTAGGAGTAAGAGAGATGGCTTTAACAGCAGCTCCCTATGGCTTAAAGCCCGTCAAGCGTTCTGACGGTATGCCATACGCTGGGGCAACGTCCCAGTATCTCATCGATCCCGCTGGCGAAGCGACTAACCTGTTCTACGGGCAAGTTGTTATCATTGGGGCCGATGGTTATATCGCACTTTCAACTGCAACAGGCGCAGACATTACAACCAATAACCTTGGTGGTAACGGTCTTGGTGCTATTGGTGTCTTTGTTGGTTGTGAATATGTGAACTCGTCAGGCCAGTTGGTTCAGGCACAATACTACCCAACGGGTACATCTAACGGCGATGCTATCAAAGCATACGTTGTTGATGATCCAAATGTACTTTTCCAAGTACAAGCGGATGGTGCTATGGATCAGTCTGATATTGGTGCGAATACTTTCTTCGCGGCAGCACAGTCTACTTCAACTGGTTCTACTACTACAGGCAACTCTACAACTGCGGCTGAGTCAACAACTGTGACAACAGCAGCGGCGTTCCGTATTGTTTCTGCGGTATCACCTATTTCAGATGCTTTCCCTGATCTGTTGGTTAAGTTTAACCCAGCAGCTCATAGCATGACCAACAACGTAGGCATTTAAGGAGGTTAACTAATGGCTATTTCACGCGCCCAGCTCCTTAAAGAGCTATTACCGGGTCTCAACGCTCTCTTTGGGCTTGAGTATGGTAAGTACGAAAACGAACATGCAGAAATCTATGAGACTGAAAACTCAGAACGTAGTTTTGAGGAAGAAGTTAAATTATCAGGATTTGGCGCAGCCCCAGTTAAAGCTGAAGGCTCTTCCATCTCTTATGATAATGCTCAAGAATCGTTTACAGCTCGTTACAATCACGAGACTGTTGGCATGGGTTTCTCCATCACTGAAGAAGCGATGGAAGATAACTTGTACGATTCTCTGTCTGCTCGTTATACTAAAGCCTTGGCCCGCGCCATGGCATACACCAAGCAGGTTAAAGCAGCTTCGTTGCTGAACACAGGCTTCACCTCATTCAACTCTGGTGACGGCACTACACTGTTCTCAACAACACACGGAACTGTGGCAGGGGGCAACAACGCCAACCGCCCTGCAGTTGCTGCAGACTTGAACGAAACCTCGCTTGAGCAAGCAGTAATCGACATTGCAGCGTTCACTGATGAACGTGGTTTGTTGATCGCCGCTCGCCCACGCAAACTTGTCGTTCCACCTGCGTTGATGTTTGTTGCAACTCGTTTGCTTCAGACTGAACTGCGTGTAGGTACAGCGGATAACGACATTAATGCTATCAACACTAATGGTTCGATCCCTGAAGGCTACCGTGTCAATCACTACCTGACTGACGCAGACGCCTTCTTCCTGACTACAGATGTTCCAAACGGCATGAAGCACTTTGTGCGTACAGCCATGCAGACATCTATGGACGGTGACTTCGATACAGGTAACGTGCGCTACAAAGCGCGTGAGCGTTATTCTTTCGGTGTGTCCGATCCGCTTGGGATGTACGGTTCGCCCGGTGCATAAGTTCAACTGAACTTTCTATAGTTAGGGGCGGTCTTCGGATCGCCTCTTTCTTTTTGTTCAAACCTAGTGTATTCTGTCGTTACTAGGGCAAACATCAGCTTTGTAGACAGGTTTCCGCCCTCCTGACGTTGCATAGACTACAAAGCGAATCCTTATGCAAAGGGTACTAAAATGGCTTCTACTACATTTTCAGGTCCGGTGACCTCAACCGCTGGCTTCATTGGCGATATTGTTGTTCCAACATACACAGTTGCAAACGCTCCATCAGCTTCTGATGCGGGTGCAGGTACTGTTGTCTTTGTTTCCAACGGTGCAGCAGGCTCCGCTATCTTGGCTTTCTCTGACGGCACAAATTGGAAGCGTTCTGACACAGGTGCCACAATCGCAGCATCATAAGGGGCTAGGTTATGAGTAGATTCAAACCAGCATCTGCCGAAGAACTCGCGCGGCGTGGACTATATCCTGATGGTTCTCCCATTAAGACCACTCCTATTCGCGCTCGAAATGATAACGGCACGCTTAAAGCAGACGATCCTTCCACACCTGATGTGAATGAGGCTTGGGAAGAGAAACCTGTTAAAAAGAAGCGTGGTCGTCCCCCAAAGAAGAAGGACTAGGTTATGGCTGGACAAGAGGTTCGCGCATTCAACTTCGCAGTGGGTGACACACCCGCACTTGTAGGCCCATCACGGGGCAGATTGCAGGGTGTTCTAGTAAACGCCGCATCTGCCGCTGCCTTCACTATTCGTAGTGGCAGTGCCACAGGAGATGTCATACTTGATCTGACCCTACCTACAGGTTGGAACGATGTGTACATCCCCAATGATGGCATACTGGCTGATGATGGTTGTTTCGTTGCCGCCTTTACCGGGTCAGGCAATAAGATGACCCTACTCATAGAGTGAGTTATGGCTGAAAAGAAAAAAGGAACTATGAAGGGCCACACCATAAAAGGTGGTCATAAGCGTCCGACTAAATCCGGTGCGGGTATGTCCAAGAAAGGTGTGGCTAAATACCGTAAAGACAACCCCGGCTCTAAGCTAAAGACGGCAGTTACGGGTAAGGTGAAGAAGGGTAGCGCAGCCGCCAAGCGGCGTAAGTCCTATTGCGCTCGCTCTGCTGGACAGATGAAGCAGTTTCCTAAAGCTGCTAAAGACCCTAACAGTCGCCTACGTCAGGCTCGCAAGCGTTGGAAGTGTTAAATGGCAATTTCTAGAACTCAAATGGGAAGTCAGCTAACAGGCAATCGCGTCTCGACTGGGGATGATGCGAGGGATTTGGACATCATTCGCTTTGGCAAAGGCGGCAAGACAAAGAGTAAAGTCAATGCGGCTGGCAACTACACTCAGCCCGGAAAACGCAAGCGTTTGTTTAACAAGATAAAAGCTGGTGGCAAAGGTGGCAAGCCGGGACAGTGGTCTGCGCGTAAGGCTCAGATGCTAGCCAAGCAATATAAGGCATCAGGCGGTGGATACAAAGATTGAAAATGATCTGCGTAGTTGGTCGCGTGAGGTCTTAGAAGTTCCCAACAAGTATCTCGGGGGTATGCCTGCGTGTCCCTACGCCAAAGAGGCGTGGAAGAAGGACAAAGTTTCTGTGGTCGAGACAGATGATGTTGCCG